CGGAGAGGCGGAAATAAGTTGTTCACAGAGTTCATCTGTGAATGGCGAGGTGATAGAGTTAAGATCAGTAATAAACTGATCAAATTGCTCTATTCCTTTGTCTACCTTATTCCGTGTCATCACAACCTCCTTTGCCAATCTATCCAGGAAGAGCCCTTTTAAAAATAAGGGAACTAACCTTTCTGGTGGCACCATTAAGATGTTATCTTTAAATTTGTGACATATATATGAACGAAGTTCATTATATGAAACAAGTCCAAAGGTCCATCTGATGGTGTGGCAAAAATCATATAAATATCTATACATAGATTGATAGACTTTACGTCTACCTCTCCATGGAAGGTCTTTATATAATAAACAACAAAGACTAAGAACAGATAACCGGTTAATCGGGTTCCTATTAAAATAATTAAATAACTCCAAAAATACAATTTTTGGATGTTTAAAATTATTTAATATACCTTTTAGTGGTATACCTGTAACTTCTAAACCAGATTTGATCCATCTCTTAGCAAATTCATAAGTATCGTTAGATACGTGAGTTTTACTAAAAGATATATCCACACCTAATTTGTTCATAAGATTAATATATGAATTGGCAACTTTACTGTTTTTAATAACAATATCGTCACCAAGGATTATATAATCCTTGAAATCTTCAATACCTACTCTATGAGCAGAATATTGAACAACAAAATGGTGTGTTATGGTAAAGGCTGCTCAACTACTGTAACTTCCCATTGGCTGACCAACTGAATATGAATATTCATGAAGGCCTGTCACTCCGACAAAGATTCTTTTTGTTAAAAGATCTTGTCAACATTTGGAAAAACGTCTACTACCTTCATTGTCTCTTTTATAGAGATGATAAAGTAGTTTAGTTTGTAACCAAATGGGGAAACGATCCGTAGCGGCACTTAAATCTAAGCTGTAGAAGGGTTCATCATTAACAGTTCAGTTATTAAAGGGATTTTGAGTAAAAGTCCTATCCATCGGAATATTTCTTAATTTATTAAGAATATTTGTATGAATAGGTTTTAGTGTAAATTGACTAAGGTAATCAACCATAGCAATTACACGCATCTTTAACTCTGGATCTTTAATAACTGCCAAACGACCAGTATAGAGTTTTCTAGCACCATCTTGAATAGAATCAACTTGGTTCTTGATTAATACAGAGCTAGCCAAAAATAATATCTTAAAAATATTATCATGGTACTCTTTATTAATGATCCCGAGTATTCATCTAATTTGAAGATGAGATAGAAGGCGAGGAGATCAGAAACTAGATACAGAGGCAGGTCCATTTGGACTACCTTTTGTACTAATATAATGATCTCTATCACTATACTGGTGGAAAGTAGAGTGTAGATTATATTTATTAACAAATTCCTTAAAAAAGGAATTTGGAATACAAACATTACTGGCCTTTGAAGGCGCAATAATGGTTGAATAATCTACCTCAATACTTTTGGACTCATATTTAGTAGGAATAACAGATCTGGTATAACTCAGAAGTGTTAAAACTTCTCTTGTATAACCAGAATCAATTAAAA